GATAAACAAGTTCATCGAGACGAATAAAAATGCTCCGTTCACCATGGCCAACATCTACCGTGTTATTGACATAGTGATTCAGACTACTGGCCAGCGGATGCAGTCGGCATTGGTAGAGGCTTTCGACGCTATCTGTGAGCTGTCTGCTGAGAACAGCACAGCAGGCGAGAAATGGAAGACCAATGCGAACTACATGGTCAACAAGCGGTTTATCGTTGACTGGATGACTGACTACGGAGATTATAGCTGGCATAAGCAGAGTGTGAGCATCCGCTACAGCGGCAACCGCGATAAGGTAGAAGATGTGACAAAGGCCCTCTGCTACCTGACAGGTAGTAACTATGAGTCCATCGGTAGCCTGCGTGAAACTGCCGAAGGCCAGCCGTGGGGAACATGGTTTGTGTGGGGCTTCTTCAAGTGCATAGCATACAAGAAGGGTACGATGCACTTTGAGTTCCTGGACGAAGATGTATGGTATCGCTTCAACCAAGAAGTCGCCAAGACGAAGGGCTGGGATTTGCCTAAGAAAACACAGAAGGAACGTAAGAAGCCAGAGCGTAAGGCCAAGGCTACTGCATCCACTGAAATGACGTTATTCGGGTAGGCTATGAGAAAGGTTTGGACGAAACAGATGGTGGCTACGCTCCGAAAGGAATACAAGAAGACTCCGTTGGCTATACTGGCCTTCAAGCTGGGTGTCTCCCTGCCTGCGCTGAAGACAAAGGCACAGAAGCTACACCTCAGAAAGATAAAAGGCCGTTGGACTGCCAAGGAGGATAAGCAGCTGCGTAAGTTCTATCCTGACCATACCATGAGCGAGCTACAGCAGCTTTTCGATGGTCGTTCTGCCAGTTCCATCTACCAGCGGGCAAAGATACTCGGACTGGAGAAAACCAAGGAACATCTGAGCAGCATCGGTCATCGGCTGGCTGCTGACCCGAAATCTATTGCTTGCCGATTCACCAAGGGCCTGACACCTCCGAACAAAGGGAAGCGTCAGACTTCTTTCATGTCTGCTGAAATGATAGAGCGCACCAAGCCGACACGTTTCAAGGCCGGACATAAGCCGCACAATACTCGGCCTGTAGGCTACGAGTCAGTCCGACATGACGGCTACATCTACATCAAGGTAGAAGGTGAGCCAAAGATGGTACAGAAGCACCGTTGGCTATGGAAGAAGTACCATGGGGAGATACCGAAGGGAATGTGCGTCGCCTTTAAGGATGGCAACCGCCTGAACTGCACCATCGACAACCTCATGCTGATAACGGATGCAGAGAAGGCCACAAGGGTAACAGCAGCTATGACACCTGAGCAGAGACGAAAGATGTATGAGAAGAGCTGCCTTTCAAGAAAGAAATCCATCCGCTTAGACAAGATCCGCATCCATTGGGGACTTGAGCCAAAAGGCAAACTGGTGAAGCGCTGGTAAAGAAAATGAATCTAACATCAAAAAAGTGAAGATATGAACGAGGAACAGATTTGCTACAACTGCAAGCACGTCAGAAACGAGGGAACATTCTGCCCTCTATACAAGTGCGCTCTCAATGGAGAGAAACGAGAGAGCTATGACTCATGCCCGGAATGGGAGGACTACGAGGACGATTAGCCTATGAGACAGATTTCTCCATTATGCAGACGGTGTGCCAAGCTGAAGAATTGCTGGTCACAGGCAGGTAGCTTCACAAAGACGTGTATGGCCACCACCACCTACTGCACACGCTTCGAGGATAAAGACAAGGCACCGAGGCTGTTCCCTGTCCTACAGCCGTATGAGGTGGAGGTGTTGAACGCTGACAAATCGAGGAAGCTATGACGTACATGACCAGAGGCGGTGCTAAGACCTGGTTGGGTGTGGACTTGCCGAGAGAGATTGCCTACCTGTATAAGGATATATGCGATACGGAGTGGCAGTCTGTCACCTACAAGGAAATCTTTGCCCGAAAAAAAGCGAAGCAGGACAGCAACATCTATATGAAGCGGGCGCACGAAGAGGTGAGGCCCTGCGCTGTATGGGTGTTCTGGAACGAGCCGCTTTGGGGAATGTTCTTCGGTGGCTGGTGGATATATGTGCGGACAACCAAGGGCGATTTTCCTCTGAACTTCCGAAACCCGAGAAAGGATTTGGTCATGCAGGTGAAGCAGCTGTTTTCCTGTGGCTGTCTGCCCTTTGATGAAATCTACGACGAAACGTGGTTCACGGCTTTTGAGAAGCGGTATCACTATCCAGGAAAGAGAGAGAAGAATGCCATCGCTTTCTGTCATTGTCGCTTTGACAAGCGAGGGCGTATCACAGATATAATGAAATAGCTATGAGCGAAGGTAAAGTAGAGGCACGACTGAAAGCCCTTGCCAGCGAAGAGCGCTATCTACAGTTCGACAAGGGCGAGGTGGCTGCATGGGTAAATGGTTATCGCTTTGGTGTCTCTGACATCTACACAAAGCTATGGGTGGCCAAACGGCGTATGCTCGATGTCTATGCTGAGTCTGCAAAGGCCGAAGGTGAGGAAATCGCCTATCACAAGGCCGTGGCCACCTTTGCCCTTCATATAGATATGCTGATGAAAGAATTAAAACCAGAAGAAAGATGATAGTACACAGATTCATGTCCGAAGCCGAATACAAGCTGCTCATGTCAGGGGCGACGCTCCGTAATGAGAAGCCGCATATTGGGTATAGGACAACGAGCGTAGGCTTCTGCTTCTTCACCGAGCCGCCAGATCAGGCTATCCACTGGCTTAGTGGATGCTGTGACCCTGACTACTGCGTGACGATGGATATAGACGCGAAGCACTTGAAAAGTTCCATCGGCCATTACCGCAATCCAGATGGCGGTACGATGGATAAGGTAGAATACTGCTGCACCTCCTACTCGCTACAGACGGCGAAGGTGTTTGACGCAACAGACAAGTACAGGGAGCTGACAGAACTACGCAGGCTCATGCGAATGATGGGCTTGATATATTAGTAGAAAAATTTGCGAATTTGATTAAAATAATTGCCGTGAAATTTGCGTATTTGATAAAATGTTTGTACCTTTGTAATGTAAATAAGATACAAACTTCAAAACTTCAAAGATTATGGCAACTATCGCATCAAAGAGCAACGTGAGAGTTAGTAAGAGTATGGTAATGAAAGCTGCTTGGGCCATCCTCCGCAAGAAGGACGTCGCCAACATTGCTGAAGCCCTCCGCAAGGCATGGCAGGCAATGAAAATCAAGGCTCAGATGTCCGTCGGTGTTGCTGAGTTCACCTTCCGCAAGGCTAATGGTGAGATTCGCAAGGCCATCGGCACCCTCAAAGGGTCGGCCATCAACTACGAGTACAAAGGTACTGACCGCAAGCCCTGCTATTCTGCTGTGTCCTACTGGGACTTGGAGAAAGAGGCTTTCCGCTCGTTCAGCATCGCCAGCCTGCTCTAACCATCATCAGTAACAACTAAAGAAAAGGAGATACGACTATGATTCAGAAAGTAGAACAGCCTTATTTTGAAATGGGATTCAACCTCCTGGCCGGCATCGTGGTTGACGCTGAGCTGAAAGACCAGATTGAAGCTGTCCTCTGTGAGGCACGGGCGAAGGTTGGCAGTCTCATTATGAACAATCTCCAGCACATCAAGGAGACCAACAGCAGCTTAGTCTATCCGCGAGGCAAGCAGACATCGTTCAACATCGCGGAGCCGAAGCGTGAGTATGACATGGACTTAGGCAGGAGAATGTACCTGTTGAACGGTGCGCTGTCTATGAAGCGTGTGGAGCACCTGTTTGAGACCGACGAGCGACTGAATGACGATAAGATCAAGGCTTTCGTTCAGCGGGCCATCGAGGACGATTTAGACAGAGAGGAGGCTGGCCATGAGTAGGAGACTGGAGCTTATCAATGAGATTATCGCCAGAAACGAGCGATACATCAACACAAAGAACAAAGTCGCTTCACAGGCTCGTAAGCCTATGAGCGTAGAGGAACGAAAGAAACTGCAGGAGTTACGCAACGCTAACCACTGGTTGCGCAAGGCTGAGTTTTGCATCGTTCAGTCATTGGTCAATGAGAAGGAGTACATCGACACCAACCCGAATGACAAGCCTATTCTCGCTGCTCGCTGTGCAAAGTGTGGTCGTGTGTACTTTGCTGCTGCCTTGGGCTACGGTGTGGAAGAAGATACCAGCGACAACATCAAATCTGCAGTAGCCGAGGGTGACGAGCTGTTTATAACCAACGAGGTGAAGATGCAGATGTGCAAGTGTGAAAAGCGAATGTTTAACGAGGAGGACGAAGAATGATTAGTTTACATTTTCATTGGGCGTGGCTACTGATAGCAGCCATTGTGATTGCAGGCGTTTCCTATGCAGTCAAAGCAAGTAGTGATGGGGACACGTATGGGACAGGTGCTGCTGTAGGGTGCTTTGTGCTGGTTGTGGCCATCCTTGCAGCTCTTGTGATTGGTGGAATATTCATTTGGTAGGAGGATAAGTCATGCTGAAGCTCTTTGCGTACATCAGACACTACATCGACAATGAAAGTGTTAGGATAGTCGCTGCACGAAATGCTGACGAGGCTAAGACCGTCGGCAGGGGCGATCAGTGGCAACCCTCCTGTCCTGAAACGGTGGAAGAACTAAAGGGCTGTTCCTGTGACAAGGATAAGCCACAAGTAATATTTGAGAATCTATGAGAAAGATAATGTTCAGCACCAAGTTCTGCCTGGAGCAGGCAGTGCTTGATGGAAAAAAGACTCAGACGAGGCGAGAGGTGAAGTTCAAAAACGACCTCATTCTTGAAGATACTATTGTGCCAGCACTTGAAAGGTGCTGGAAGCAGGAAATGATAGAGAGGTATGCCTGGTTTAAGGTCGGCGAGATAGTGGCCATTGCACAGAGCTATAAGACCACTGGTGAGAAAAGCATTGTCGGCTACAAACCAGCGTGTGACCCGAACATGGTAGTGCCGATTTGGGCCGAAGACTCTGCTGGCTACACAAACAAGATGTTTGTCAAGCCGGAACTCATGCCATACGGCATCGAGATTACAGAGGTGCGCATGGAACGCTTGCAGGAGATTTCAGACGAGGACATCTTACAGGAGGGTATTTCTCCGCTCTGTCCTTTCTCTGCCTACAACCCTGAGACTGGAGCAGAAGGTAGCTACAGCTTCAAGGAGCTGCATCAAAGAGCAGATCAGGTGAATATCAGCGAATACGTGTTCACCAGTCCGAGAGAAGCCTATGCTGCACTCATTGACGCTATCAATGGAAGCGGCACATGGGAGCGTAACCCTTGGATGATGGCCTACACATTCAAATTAGTAGAGTTGTAAGCTATGCAGAAGGTGTATATTTCAGACGTGGCTCACTGCGGTAGCTATGAGAATTGCCCGAGACGAAAGACGTGCTATCGGGCTTGGCTGTCTGAGGCATCGAAGGAGATTGCCGACGAGCATGCCACCTACAACTCCCCTGACCCGAAAGACTGCACGATGTACGAACCATTACAGGATTGACTATGACAAGAGCAGATATAGAAAGTTTATCGAGTGTGAGGCCCTACTGCTTTGAGACGGTAGGAGAGGAAACCTGGTACAATGTGGGGCTTGTTGACGGCCTCGAAGCTGCTGACTCTGAGCCGGACGTTAGTAGCCTTTGGCATGACAAAGACGAGAAGCCGAAAAAGCTGCCCTCTGTACTGGCCACCCTGGACTTCATGGGTGAGATAAACACCTTGCGCTGTGAGGATGAAAGCGAGCTGAGATATGCGGTGAGCCACTGCTGCGTACAGAGGTGGGCTTACCTGAGTGACCTGCTCCCTAATGATATGGAGGTGAAGCTATGAAAAGAAGAGAGTATTTCAGTAAGATGAAGAATCTGTGCAAGCAGATGAACGCCCTCATTCCCATCAAGGAGATTGAGGACGTGAACAAACTCAATGACCTTATCAATGAAGCGCGGTCGGAGGTGCCAGACTTCAACCTGTATTGGGACAGGGAGCTTTTCATCGACTGCAACGGCGACGATGACAGGATTCGCGGTGTGACCCTGCATAGCGGCAAGGTGCAGTTTGAGCCTAACGAAGACCCTGTAGAGCATCCGGGCGTGGTAATTAGATACATTGACAAAAAAGACGAGATATGAAGAACGTACCAGAAACCATCTACCTGCAAGTTGGCGACCCCAGCGTGAACAGCGAGGAGGAAATGCAGGACTTCGACTTCAAGGAGATCGAGGACGTACCCGATGCTGTGACGTGGTGCAGAGACAGGATTTTCAGCACCGATATTGAGTTTGTCCGTAAGGATATTGCCGACGGTAACAGTCTGTGGCATGACTACAAGAAGGAGCCGCCAACGGAGGAACTGATGGCCGTCGTGTTCTATGGGCTGGAGTATGTTGTCCGTCTGTCATTCAAGGTAGCTGATGGCACCTACCGCTTCGACCACAACACGAAGGGCGAGGAAGCAATGTTTTGGATGCGAATACCAGCATGGCCGAAGGAGTTAGTAAAAGCCTATTCTGAATCACCTAATAAGTAGAGCAATGAGCAAAGACATTACCCAGATGCGGTACTATGCCGCTGAGTTACGCAGAATGCTGGATGATGACAGCATCGAGGATTGTGAGTGTGAGGTAGAGGCGTTCTTAGACCCTGCCGAACACCCAGCTATCAAAGTGAGTCCGAGCAGTCTGAACACAGACCCTCAGACACTATTCTGCCTTCAGGACATCGCGCAGTTCTGCAATGAGCTGGGCCTGACCGTTTACATTACGGTGGAGGAACACGGGAGTATCATCATGCCTGTGGCCATCATCCACTGAAGCCTACCCTCCCGAATCTTATTTACACTATTGAAGTTTTGAACTTTAGGGAGGGCCTGGGGGAGCGTCCAAGCGTGGGTGCTCTCCCTTTTTTACGTTAGTTTCTTTTAAGATTAGGTAGAGAAAAAATGGTCGTAAAAACTTGCGCATTTGATTAAAAACCACTACCTTTGTATTGTAAATAAGATAATAAATAACCCTTCAAAACTTCAAGAGCTATGCAAAAGAGAACTATCACCAACAGAATCTATAAGGCAGTTGAAAAGTCAAAGACTACCTCTCATATCTACCGCGATACTGACTGGCGCGGAATGTCATTCCTCCTGTCCGACATCGAGGGCGTGGTGAACACACTGGGCGCAACGCTGACCTTCATCAGCAGCGACTATGAGGGAGTGCTTGGTGAGTGCGGCCACCGCAAGGTTTACCGCTACACTATCAGCTCAGACGAGTTGAAAGACGATGTGAGCGTTCAGATAATCGCTTCTTTCTGCGGCACAATGGCCGACCCGATGGGAGCCTATGACCTGACCCTCTTAATGAACTAAAGGAGGGCCAGGCTATGAAAAAGATTCCTGCACCATTGGACGAAAAGAACGTCACTACTGACTGGATAGAGAGCGTATTCGACGACTGGCATTTGGCCTACGGCATACACAGGGTGGTCGGCTTTGTTGCTGGCTGCATAGTAGATGCAAAGTGGCATGAGAACGTATTGGAGTGGCTGGTATGCAGAGAGACAGGTGGCGATTGTGCCAGTGCCTTCCTGATACTGGAGGAACGGCTGAAAGCGATGGAGAGCGAAGATCAGAATGTGGAATCGGTCATCGAGCATGAGGGCGAAGGTCGCTACTGCCTCATACAGTCTTTCTTCTTTCGTGACGAGGAGTGAAAAATTTTTCGTAGAAAAGATAAATTTTCTTGGTAAAATTTGCGTATTTGATAACTTCTTTGTACCTTTGTACTGACAAATAAGATAAACAACCCTTCAAAACGAAACAATTATGAAAGCAATTAAATTGACGAAGGCCACCATTAAGGCTATTGCCGAGGCCATCAACGGAAGAGAAGTCTGCCGGAGCATTACCAAGGTAGAAGGTGCTGAGTTCGAGCAGGGCAAAAACCTTATCTTCGTTGACTTCACCATCGACGCTGACTTCATCGAGGACTTGAACGTACACAATGAGGTGGACTACAACAACATCGAAGACCTCTCCTGCTGGGTAGCCTGCAATGTGGAGGTTGACAACATCACCGCCTTTGACGAGGACGGCGAGGAGCTGGAAGTCAGCCAGATCAGCTACAATGAACTGCATCAGGCTTTGGCCGTTGCATAGAGAATCGGAACAAAATAGTAACTTCAAAACTTAGAATTATGGAAATCCCAGCAAAGTGCCCGAAAGAAATCAATGAGATTTTAGAGGCAGTATTTGAACTATTGAGAAAGTCCTATGAGGACAAAGTGGACGTGCACGTTGCTTTGCAGCCTACGCTCTTCGGCACGGTCAATGTTGACATCTTCTCCGAGAACAAGAGAGCGAAAAAGACCATGCTCTCTGTCACGCTATGGCCGAGTGAGCATGAAGGCAATGCTGCTGACAACGGCAAGCAGTGGAAGAAGATGCTTGCCTACTATGAGCGTCAGCGCGTCTATAATGCGAAACACCTGAAGAAGTAACCACACAGAGGAAGCGGCAGGCGGTGACGAATTGGCGTCAGGTAGTCCGCAAGTACGAGCCCACGTTACGGGAAGAGCCGCCAGCTGCTGCCTCTTTATATACAGAAGATTATGGCAACACTATACATATCGACACCCATTAACAGTAGGCCGGAGAAAACGCTGAAGGAGAAGCTGCAGGCGGCACGTCACCGTGTGAATCTGCTGGTGGAGGTTATCAGAGACGATAGCCGTTTTGACAAGTACGACAGGCTGGTGAGCACGTTCAACGTCAACCCTCCCTCTGACATGGAAATGAAGGAATCTGTGGCGATGGGCCGCTGCATAGAGGCAGTGATGGAGGCCGAAGCCGTCTATCTTGACCATGCCTGGCAGAGTTCCAAGGGTTGCAACCTTGAATACAGGGCTGCGAAGATTTATGAGAAACAGATTTACGAACACGATAAGATGTAGGCTATGACACAGACGGAATATAATAAGCTGGTGGCCATGCTTGACTGCCTGAAAGAGGTGGCTGTTGAGTACAGCGGTCGCTCCATCGATAACATCATCAGCAATATCGAGGCGAGGATCAAGCACGCCGACGAGAAGGGGCTTGACACTGGCGAAGTGAACGAGGTGCCAGTGGGTAAGACCATCGAAGTGAAGGGTCATAAGCTGCTCTGCCAGAAATGCGACGATGGCAGCTGTGACGATTGCTTCTTCCAAATTGAAGGATGCGATGGCGTAGTCTGCTGTGGCAGTAGAAGGGCTGACAAGAACGATGTGGTATTCATTGACATTACCGAAGGAGGGTCTGAGCCATGACGTCTGCTGAGACATATCAGATGGTGCTTTAGCCATTTGTTTAGGCGATGGGTGAATAGCACACCCATTGCAGTTAAAGTTTTGAAGGGGTGCCTGCTGTCCGTGATGGATGGCAGGCATTTTTGATGTAAGGCCCTATCTGCCAGTCTTTTTCGGATTGGCCTTTTTTACGTCCGTTTCTCACTGAAACCGCGATAAATACAGCGTTTGAAGCTGATGTTGGCTGCACTTTCGGGTTCAGTGGAATGAGACGAAAGAAAAATTTTCCTCCTTATTAAATATGTAATTTTGCCGTATAATCACAACAATTCCGGAAGAAAATGGCAAAACTATGTATCTACAACGAAATCGTTGACGAAGAAACTCGAGTAATGTACCGTGACTGGCTCGGCGTCGATGCTGTGTGCTACAAGGACATTCACGACTTCATCAACAGCATGGACGAAGGAGACAACGCTATTGACCTGAAGCTGCACTGCCCCGGCGGTGACTGCATCGAGGGTTGGGCCATCTACGATGCCCTGCGTCAGTCTGGTAAGGAAATCTCGGCTACCATCGAGGGGCAGTGCTCGTCTATGGCAACCATCATTCTACTGGCTGCACCCAAGGAGCGACGTTTCGCTTTCGCCAACGCAAGAATGTGCATACACAACCCGAGCCTCGCATGGCTTGACCTCTGCACGATGGAGCGTCTGACCGCCGACGAGCTGGAGAAGATGAAGGGCAAGCTCGATGCTCAGCAGCTTGCGCTCATGGAGGAGCAGAAGAAGATTCTCGACCTCTATGTTGAGCGTACTGGAGCTGACCGTCAGGAGTTGCAAGACCTGATGAACGAAGACAAGTTCGTGGATATGGAGAAAGCCAAGGAACTGGGCTTCATCACTGACACCCTTGCCCCGAACACGGCAACGAAACCAAACCCCAATTACAAGAATATGGAAAAGACAGAAGTAAAGACCAGTTTGCTGAAGAAGCTGCTCTCTCTGACAGGCTTCAGCAAGATCGAGGACGTGGAGTCCACTATCCTCAATCAGAAGATTACCGCTGCTGACGGTAGCGAGTTCACGGTAGAACGTGAGGATGGCGACCCGCAGGTAGGTGACAAAGCCTATCCCAACGGCACGTACACCCTTGACGACGGCACCGTGATTGTTGTCGCAGACGAGGTAATCGAAAGCATCACTCCCGCCGACGGTAACGACGACGAGGACGTGAACGCCCTGAAGCAGCAGGTCGCTGACCTCACCGCCCAGGTGGAGACGCTGACCGCTGAGAACGCCACCCTGAAGGAAGAGAAGGCAACGCTCGAATCCGAGAAGGGTTCTCTCGAACAGCAAGTGCAGTCCTTGACAACTGACAAGGAGAATCTCACAGCAGCCGTCGGCACGCTGACCTCTGAGAAGGAAGCTCTCGTCAATGACAAGGCCACCCTCGAAGCTGAGAAGGAGTCTCTGACTCAGGCTCAGAAGACCGAGGAGGAGACCGCTATCCTTGACACCGTAGCCAAGGCAGGCGGCAAGGCTTGGCTGGAGAATGTCTGCAAGATGCACTCCACCTTCCACCCCGGCAACCGCTCTTTCGTGGAGAAGGGAGGCCAGCGTTTGGAGGGCGAGACCCGCACCCAGCAGTTGCTCCGCGAACAGCGTGAGCGTCAGGAGGCCAAGCGCAACGCTCGTAAGTAAACTGAAACGTATAACTCTTAAAACAACTCCGCAATGAACTTTGAACAATTCACTGTAGACAATGGTGCAATAAGAGACCTTAACGAGCTCTTGTTCACCTCTGTGTTCAACGACCCCGACCTGGAGCGCGTCGTCACTCCTATGGTCAACGTCGAGAACGGTAAGAAGCTGGGCTATGTCGACCGCATGGGCGACGTTGGCACGGCTGGAGGCGGCTGTGACCCGACCTACACAAGCGTCGAGATTACAGGTTTCGAGAAGACCTGGGAGCTCGGCAAGTGGCAAATCCCCAAGAGCATCTGCTACGAGGACTTGGAAGACACCATCGCCCGCTATGGCATGAAGGAAGGCACCGAGCGTGCTGACCTGCAGGACACTCCCTACTGGGATAAGTTCCTCATGCCGCTGCTGAAGAGCGCCATCAACGACATGTTCTGGCGTCTGACGTGGTTCGGCGATACCGCTGCCAAGAACGTAGCAAGCGGCGGTGTCATCACCGATGGCATCGACGTCAAGCTGCTCAAGGTCTGCGACGGCCTGTGGAAGCGCCTGGAGGCCATCATCGCCCAGAATCCTGCTCAGCAGATTGCCATCAGCGCAAACGAGGCTGAGACCTACGCTGCTCAGAAGGCAGCTGTCCGCGTCGAAGGTTATGCCATGGGCATCATCGACGACCTTCTCTCTGAGGCCGATGGCCGCATCTTTGACAAGCCCGACCACGCCATCTTCATGACGAACAGCCTGTTCAAGGCCCTGCGTACCGATGTGTATAAGATTACCAAGTATCAGATGACTGCTCAGGTCGTAACCGAGGGCATCCTGCTCTCCGAGTACGACGGTCATCCTGTGCTGGTACTCGACATCTGGGACCGCATGATTAAGAAGTACCAGACCATCACCACCACTACGGGCGAGGGTGCTCAGGCCGTCACCACGACCAAGCTCAACAACCCGCACCGTGCTGTGCTGGCTTCGCCTCAGAACCTGTTCGTCGGCACGTCCGACAAGGATCGCATGGCCTCTCTGACCGTGAAGTTCGACGACCGCAAGCGCGACAACTTCATCTATGCTGAGTCTAACCTCGGCACACTGGTAGGTGAGGACAACCTCGTACAGGTCGCTATCTAAACGAAAACGGGCGCGGTGTCGGGACGTAAAAATTCGGTCGCTGCGCCCACATTCCTAACTCTTAAAACGTAAAGACTATGCCTGCAGAATTATGTGATTTCAAACTGGCTCAGGACATCGGCGGCTCTTGCGCTAACCCGCAAGTACCCGGTATGAAGAATACTGGTTACATTATGAACTTCGATGACATCGACTGGGACGCCCTCACCAAGACTGATAACGTCGTGTCCGCACTGACGTTGCTCACTGGCGGTAAGAAGGCTTACAAGGTCGTTGTTCCTGGCAGCACGCCCTTCACGGGTACGCAGACGGCTCTTGCCACTTCTACCTATCGTAACAAGTTCAACAAGACGGTTTCGCTTGTGGTGTTGAACAGCGGCCCCGATGTTGCGAAGAACATCATCGACCCGTTGGCCAATGGCCGCTACGTCGTCATCTTGGAGAACAAGTTCCAGGGTACTGACAAGAAGAATACCTTTGAGATTTTCGGTCTGGAGACTGGTCTCACCGCCACCGAGATTACCAACGAGAAGTATTCGGAGGAGACTGATGGCGGCTGGGCCGTGACCCTGCAGGAGGCAAATGCCCCGTCGAGTGGTATCTTCTACTACAACACGAGCATCGCCGCCTCGCGCACCGCTCTCGAATCGCTCCTGACTGCTACTGCCAATCAGTAAACTATGGCAAGCTATCAGGAGACTCTAAGAACGCTTGAGGAAATGAGAAGTCGGTACGACTCCGGCTTCTCATCTTCCGACCAAGCGATTATCGAACAACTCTATTCCGAAGTTTGCGGAAAGAGGGTAAGAAACACTGGGTGTAGGGATTGCTGGCGTGATGCCTACATCGAGACAATGCTTAAACTTAAACAATTAGGAGCAATGCCAAAGAAAGCTAATTATGTATTGAAGCCCGGCATCGTCTTACAGGAGCCGGGAAAGAACAAGTTCTATGCGCTGAACAACTGCCCCGACGAGGTGGCAGAGCGTTATCTCGCTAAGTTCCCTCAGCACATCAGTATGTTCGAGGTCTATCCCACCGATTGGGAGAGCCGCGTGAAGGCCCGCAAGGAAGGAACGGTAAGCGTTCCCACCTATGACGAGCTGAAGGCCGAGGTCGAGAAGCTGACTGCCGAGGCAGAGGGTAAGGATGGTGAAATCACCGCCCTGACCGAGCAGGTGAACGCGCTGAAGGTTGACCTTGAAGCCGCCAAGGACGAGGCCGACGCTCTCCGCAAGGAGGTTGTCGCTGCCACTGACACGGTGGAGAAGGGCAAGGACGAGGCACAAGCCGAGGTCAAGGCCCTGCACAAGGAGAATGACGAGCTGAAGGCCGAGGTGGAACGCCTCACCGCAGCTTTGGAGAAAGCCCTGAAAGCAAAGGCTGGCAAGGGTACGAAGGAAGCCCCGAAGGACGAAGCACCCAAGGAGGCCCCTACTGCTGAGACTTCTGCAGAGGAGGGCAAGTAAGCCCTCCCCTTCTCACAATCACATTTCCCGTTATTATCGTTCAGCCCATTATCCCCTATGAATATAAACAATGTAAAACGCTCACAGAAACGTTTTGAGAGCAGCTATCAGAGTAACCTCGGCATACAGAGCTATGGAAAAGATAACCTCTACCCCCAGCGAATGTATGACCTTATCCGTAGCAGCGCAAACGGTGGCACTTGCCTTGAGCGTTTCCAGACGTTCATAGAGGGTAATGGGCTGAACAATACCGATTTCTCTGAATATGAGTGTAACAGACAGGGCCAGACGGTAGATGACATCTACCACCTGATTGCACAGGACATGGCGCTGTTCCACGGCTTCGCTCTCCACGTCAACTATAACATGATGTGCGAGATTGTGGAGCTGCATCATGTTCCTTTCATGCAGTGCAGGCTCGAAGAGGAGTCTGTGGATGGTAAGGTCGTGCATATCCTTATTCACCCTGACTGGAGCGGTAAGAAGACACGCAAGGGAAAGAAGATCGAGGTGAGCAAGAGCAATTTGAAGAAAATCTTCACCTTCAACCCCCGCAAGGAGGTGGTCATGGCGCAGATAGTGGCCAGCGGTGGTATCGAGAACTATCGCGGACAGATTCTGTGGTTCTCCATGGATGGAAAGTGGGACTACCCTGTACCTATCTATGACAAGGTGGTGACGGCGCTTTCTACGGATGAAGGTCTCGACAATGTGAAGTACCGTAACACCCGAAACAACTTCCTCACTGCTGGTATGCTCGTACACAAGAAGGGTCAGACGTTAGGCATCGACCCTGAGACTGGCAAGCAGCTGGAGAAGAAAGATGAAAGTGATGTCAGCGAGAGTCTGAACGTGTTCCAGGGCGACGAGAATGCCTGTGCCATCATGGACGTGACGGTAGAGAGTGACGAGGACGAGCCTAAATTTGTGCGCTTCCAAGCCACCAACTTTGACGGCAGCTTCAAGTCCACCGAGGAGAGCGTCACCAGCCGTATCTATGCTGCATTTGGTCAGGAGCCGTGGTACAGAATCCGTTTCGGTAGTCTCGGCTTCAGCAGCGACATTCTCTCTGACGCATACGAATACTACAACAGCTATGTCAGCAAAGAGAGACGTGCCATCAGCCGTGCGCTGAAGCGTGTCTTTGACTACTGGTATGAGCTGGCTAACCCGACGAATGACTATGAAGTGCAACCACTGGTATATGTAAGCAATAAGGAAACGAAATGAAACACCTACTGACTACGGAAGAGCTACGAAAGCTCGGAAGACCCATCGGCAAGGTTGCCGACGACAAACTCACAGCGTTCATCACCGAAGCCGAGCAATTACATATAAAGCCCATTCTCGGTGATGAATTGTTTATAGGGCTGCTTGCCGAACAGGATAAAGCAGTTGAGCAGCGCGACGAGGTGAAGACCATGCTCCTTGATGGTGGCTCCTATGTCATCAATGAGGGGTGCGACGGCGAGAGCATCCGTAGCTTCATGGGCCTGAAGGTGGCCATCTCCTATTTCGTCTATGCTCAGAACCTCATGGTCGGCGACGTGGAGAGCACCCGCTATGGCTCTGTGGTGAAAAGCGGCGACTACTCAGACCGCCTCTCTTCCAAGGAGCGGTCGGACGCATACAACAATACGCTGGAGGTGGCCAACAGCTACTTGAAGGACTGCGTGGCCTACTGCAAGGAGAAAGGGCTTATCAAGCGGGCCGGCAAGCCTGCCGCCTCCATCGGTGGCATCGTCATCAGAAAAATAGGATAAGGTATGATAGACTTACGTGGACTGCTCAACGCCGGACTGGACGCTTTCGGAAGAACCTCTTCCGAGAAGTGGAATCAGCTTGTGCGTGCTGTCATGGAGCTGCAGAAAGGCGGCGTCGGTAATGGCAGCACGGGCGGCACCACGACCAATGTCACCCATACTACTGAGGCCGACCACGCGAAGGAGGCTGACCATGCCAAAGAAGCTGACAAGGCTAAGAACGTTGACAAGGCGAAGGAGAGTGAGTATGCGAAGCTCGCTGACAAGGCCACCGACGTCACCACCAACTCCCCTGCATACGACCGCTGGCTGAGAAAGGATAAGGACGATACGGCCAAAGGCTATCTCGGCTTCCTCAAAGGCTTTTGGATAAAGGCGAAGGGTCTGTTTGGTATCGACGAGGAAGGTAATGCTGACCTGAATTGCGTCAATGTCAGGAGTACGGCGTATGTGGAGGGTGAGACGGTGCTGAAAAGCACGACCACCGTAGGCGACTTCGAGAAGGACGCTGTGGTAGGCATCGGCTCACGGCAGGGCGTTAGGGTGCTCCCTGATGGCAGTATCATCGCCCGCTCATTGGAGCTGTCTGAGTCTCTGATGGTGCCTACCATCAAGTATAACTCTATCGAGGTGCTGGCAGGCACACGATGGGACTCTGCTGGCAAGGGTCGGGTGAAGGAGATTATCAGCACCGACACCACGAACCACACCAGTACGTTTGTCCTTGACCTGAATAACGGAGAGCCTGGTGAGTTTGTTCCCGGCGATATTCTCCGTGGTTTCTGGCACAATATGGACGGCACGAAGAATGCCGTTGCCAACAGCGACGACCGTCACGGAAACATTCAGCGGGCAGGCTTCCAGTCTATCTACTGCCGTGTGCTGACCGTCGGCGACATCGTGGAGCGTGTCATTGATGATGTGACGTACTACATCGCAAGGGATGCAGGCTATGTGGCCAAGCCAGATGACAGGATTCTTGCCAATGGCCTTGTCACCGTGCAGCTGAGACAGTTCAGTGCTGACCCTGAGCGATGGTCGCCCTATCCCGAGCAGTGGAGTGTGCTGTCTGTCAGCGGCTCCTTCGACGGCACGAAGCCAGAGCGTCAGAAGTTCTTCATCTACACCACCTCCTATATGGCCCGCTATGAGGGCGTGAACACATGGGAGTGGGAGGATCACAACCTCATGGGCGCATGGGGCGACCTCACGGGCTTCACGATGATGGAGCTGGACGCGAACAATCAGGTCATCTACCGCAAGGAGTTCCAAGGTGAGGGCTTCATCACGAAGGATGCGCATATCTACGGCATCCTTGACCAGTTCACACGCTTCTCTGACAGGCTGGAGATACGGCTGTCACGCGCCGACGGCACCGTTGCCGATGGTGAGACGCTGCGGGCTGACTTTGTGCTGAAAGACATCGAGGGAACGATTATCAGCAGTGGCTACACGCTGAGCATCACACGGCAGACGGGTAACGCACAGGCCGATGCTGCCTGGAACGCGGCGAAGGCTACGGCCTATCCCGACGGCATCCCCTCTGCCCTCAACTTCACCTTTGCCGATATTCCCGAGACAGGAGCGGTGTTTATCGTTGCTGCCAGCCGCGAGGTGACCAATGCGCAGGGAAACTCCGACACCTACACCACC